TCGGTTCCTCTTCCGCCCTCACGCCTGGGAAGCCAGAAGTCTTCGAGCATTGCCATGTACTTTTTGTCATCACGGATCTCTCCAGTATCAGCATTGTATACAAGTTTGTTACGATATCTCATCATAACGTCACGCAGATATTGTTCTGCTTTGACTTTTGGAAGATTACCAACGTCAATGTAGAAAATTCTACGCTCAGGAGCACGGGACAATCTGTAGATCACCAGTGAATCCTCAATCATTCTAAGTTGATTGAGAGATTTGATGGACTTATGAAGATACGAGAGGGTTGATCCTTTGTTACGATCAACTAAACCAGATGTGCAATAGGTGATTGCGTCCTTTGCAATCTTAATTCCATTACTTCCACTAGATGATGATGGAGTATTAGATGGATATTGTGATTTGGGATTATAGATGAAGTACTCTTCAATCTCTGGGAAAGTGTAATCCATTGGATTGTCACTTCTCAGTCTTTGGAAAACGTTATTCTTATCTCCAGGTTTCTTCTTTTCTTGTCTGATATAACGCATTTTCATTGCGTCAATATAACGCAACTCCTGAATACCTGCAGTTGGGTCTTTCAGATCAATAATTTTATGATAGTAGATACGACCATCGATATACCAGTTACGATAAATTTCGTGTGCTTTCTTATCGAAATCTAGTAGATCGAGAATATATTTAAACTCGTTACGAATAGTATTTTTGATGCCATCACTGGCATTAAGATTTGACAGTTCAATTTCTACAGGACTGTCATTACTGTCAGAAACAATTGCTTCATTTACAATATCTTCAATGGCACTATCACATTCAGGATGAAGTGACATCTCACGATATCTTTTAATAAGATCAAACTCGGTGCGAAATACACCCTCAATATCGACGTAAGAACCAAAAAAACCACTACTCGCGTAGTGGTCAACCCCGTCCTCATTGTTGGGAGGAACGGGGGAGACCGCTGACGGCGATAGTGGTTCTGTGTCCTCAATCGAGAACCCAAATAATTTGGACATGATTTATGTTCTAAATTTTCCTACGACTATTTATTAGTCGTCGGCATTCTCACTTTGTGCGCTGGTGCCAAGGCCAGGTTGCATAATCTCAATCGATTGTACTTGGAATTCTACAGTGAACTCCTCAATCGTATCAGTAGAGTCATAAGAAAGGTCAATCTGAGAGACATTTGTTGGGAAAATGTCAATAAACTTATACTTTGCTAAAGTAGCATTTTTTGCTCCATCATTATTGGTGCTGGACAATGTGCTACCACGACCCAGTTGATAAACAAATGCGTTTACCATATAACTTGCGGGTTGTGTTGATCCAAGGTTGTTATCCAACTTAGCAATCTGCTCAGTCCACTCTTCAAATGCTCTTCTAAGGTTAAACTTCTCATCATTGATGATAGTAACCGTCCAAGTGTCAATGGTTCTGTCTCCAGCAACCTTGAAAGTTCTTCCTCTAAAAGGAACATCGATTGAAGCGATGTTTTGTGCAGGCAGTGCTGCTGCCTTACACAAAAACTTAAAGTCGTCTGCAACCCATCCTGATACCGATTCGGGCAAACTCGCCATTTCAACCTCAAATAGATTGGGGCGTGCGCCGCCACCAATCAGTTTGGATTTGAAATCAGAGATTGTGTGATTATCTCTTGCCATTGTTTTAATTCCTCCTGTGTTTATTTAGGTAATATTATCAAACTCTACCAGCTACTTCCTCGAAGCTGATACCCGTGCGGGTGGCAACGAAGGAGAGCGTGATATAGTTAATGGACTTCGCAGGCTTCAGGAAGATATCCGCCCTGAACTCATTATTATCGATAACATCAGGTGTATTGTTTGATGTATCACAAACAACCAGGAATCCGAAGAGACCTCTCTTTGCCTGAACATCGCGGAGGTAAGGTTCTACAATGTTTCTGAAGTTTGCTCTTGTCAACTCATCATTGAGTTCAAAGAGTTGTGCTTCTGCTGCTCTCTCAAGTGCTTGCTCGACTGTCAGGAACAGGCGGCGAACGTTGATTCTATCGAATGCAGATGCATAGGACAGTGCAGTCTTATCACCAAAGAGCAGAGTTCCAACACCTGGTTTTGTAACCAGAGAGTTAACTCTCAGAGGATACAGTTTATCTCTCTGTGCTTTAGTTGGGTTATATGCAAGTTTGATTGCATTGTTGATTACACCACGTTGCTCACCTGCTGGTGAGAACCATGGATATGCTGTAAGTGCAGTTCTTGCCATCAGACCAGCAACGTCAGGGTTGGTTGGAATGTAGCGGAACTTGTTATTGAAGCGGTCATAAGTGAACTTATAACCAGAATCAAATGTCGCGTAAGAGGAAGAATTCAGAACTGAATAATAAGAAATCAGATTATCTGTCTGAGTTGTGGTGTTGGTTACGTTAACCAAGTTTGCTCTGTGGGGTCCGATGACTGCCATGCAATCCTTTCTTCCTTCTGCAAGAGAAATCAGATAGTTTGCTTTTGCTTGGGATTCTTGCTCATTGGATAAACCAGGTCCCATGATCAGGAAGTCAACTGCAATCTCGTCTTTGTTTTCAAAGAGTTGATATGAATTTTGCAGGTTGCCCAGCGAAGTGGACATACCGCCGTTGTCTCCTGTAGCAGGAATTCCACCAGAGTAATCTGTACCACCACCAAGGGTGTAAGATACGTTACCGAGAGCACTGAATGTTACATCCTGTGCAGTTTGTCCCCAAAGACCACCGCCTGTGCTTACAGGAGTGAAGGAAGCGGACTTAGTTCCAGAAACAGAGGTGAAACCAACTGCTCTAGGTACAGTGTTGTGATAAGTATCTGCTGCGTTAGATGGGTTGCCAGCAGCGAACAGATTTGCTGAGAAATCTGCCAAGTAATCTTGATAATATACTTTCTGTGGGGAGTTAACATTAGAGATAGCATCCGATGCCTTAGAAAGACTGATGTGCTTCTCAAGGATGTTACCCTGAATTCCACTAATTGTTCCTTCGTCATCAACGACAACAACGTGAATTGCATCACCATAACCATTTCTAGAAGTAGAATAGTTATTAGCAATTGGTTTTGGTGCCAGTGACTTCCAGAATACTGTGCTGTTAGTCAGACTTAAAGTCTGCTGATCATACCAGTCAGTAACAGTGCTTGCTGTTACATTGTATCCCAGACCCGTGCTATTAACACCGGAGGAATTTACAAAGTGCAGTGCTTGTCCTGCAACGAATGAAGCACCAGCATTTGATTCTGCGTAGGTGATTCTAGTTTCTGTTGCACCACCACCTACTGTCTCTACACGAGAGATAACCTTAATATCAAGCGTACTTGCACCACCGTTAGCATCAGTATTGATACCAGTGAT